GAATCACCTCGAAGCTACGAAGACGGTCGTTGGCACGACGGTCACGAGTGCGGCCGGTACGGCGACGCTGACCATCGACACCCTCGGCTACGATTATGCGTCGGTCGATGTGGTCGTGGCGGTCTCGGCGACCCCGGCGAACACCTCGGCGTCGATCCTGAACGTGCTGACGCTCTCGCAGGGCGACACCAACACGGCGGGCTCCTCGGTCTACACCGTGGCGGTTCCCGCTGCGAGCGTGGCTGTGACGGCGCAGCCCAGCGTGGTGCGGCTCGATGTCGATCTGCGTGGCAAGGGTCGGTATCTGAAGGTCGACGCGACCCCCGCTACCTCGCTCGCCACGACGATCGTCGGGCGGCTCGGCAAGGGCGAGATCGGCCCCGAGTCGGCTTCCGCCAAGGGTGCCCTCGCGAAGTATTCCGGCTGATCGCTTGACAGTCTCGACACAGTGGATGGCGGGTGAGGCATGAGCCTTGCCCGCCATCTCTGTTTTATGGAGTACGCATGATCGTCAAGGTTGGCGGCACGGACGTTGACGTGCGGATCGAGTGCCTGATGAGTGGGCCTCGGTTCGGCCCCCTCTCGAACGTCTTCGGCTGGGCACAGGCTTTGATGCCGCTGGGCATCCGGCCCACGCTGGGGCAAGGGGCTCTCTGGGGACAGGTGCTGCAGCGGTGCATGGAGCAGTTCGTGGACTCCACGGAATACATCCTCTGCACTGACATGGATTCCTTCTGGGATCGCAAGACGGTCGAGGAACTTGTGGCCATGGCGATGGCTTTTCAGTGCGACGCCCTCGCGCCGCTGCAGGTGAAACGCGAGGACGGTCGTCCGATGTTCACGCTGCCGGGGATGCTGGACAATCCGCCAGAAGGCGGCAGCACGGAACTGTCCATGTCGTGGTTCGCCGAGCCGGTGCAGGAAGTGGACTCGGCGCACTTCGGCTGCACGCTGATCTCGACGAAGGCTCTCAAGCGAACGCCGAAGCCGTGGTTTCAGGATCAGCCCAACGCGGAGGGCAAGTATGAAGCCGGCCGCGTCGATGCTGATATCTGGTTCTGGAGGCAGTTTCGCAAGGCTGGGAATCGCGTCTACATTTCGCCACGGGTCTCGATCGGCCACGGAGAGTGGGTTGCTGTGTGGCCTGGCAAAGACCTGCAGAAGCCCGTGTTTCAGTACGTCAGCGACTACACCGCCAACGGTAAGCCAGCAACTGCGTGGAGCGTGCCGAAATCGTGAAAATCAAACTGGTGAAGAACTACTCGACCTACACCGTGGGCCGAGTTGTCGATTGCGAGAACGAGACGGCAGAGCGGCTCATCCGCGACGGCATCGCCGTGCGTGAGTCGCAGATGGACTTGGTCGAGACGGCGACAGCCGATCCCGATTCCGAGCGGGCCGACGCAAGGCCGAGGCGTGGCAGGAAACCGAATGCGATACCGCAGCCTCACGACCCTGACGCAACCGGCGGCTGAGCCGGTCTCGCTCGCGGAAGCCAAGGCACACTGCCGGGTCGATACCGACACGGACGATGCCCTGATCGCTGCCTACCTCAAGGCGGCTCGTGAGTGGTGCGAGGCGTACTGCGACGAGACGTTCGTGCATACGCAGTACCGGATGACCCTCGACTCGTTCCCGGTGGAGATCGAGTTGCCACGCCCGCCGATGGCGACCAGCGGCACGGTGACGGCGGTCAGCATCACCTACACGCTGGAGAACCAGAGCACCGCGACGCTCTCGACTGCCGAGTACCGGGTCGATCGTGACAGCGTGCCGGGCGTTCTGCGGACGAACTACAACGGCTCCTGGCCCTCGCACTTGCTCGACTACAACGCGGTGACGGTGACGTGGCACGCTGGGCGTGACGGCACCGGGGCGAGCGTGCCGCAGCGGGTGAAGAACGCGATCCTGTGGCTTGTGGGCATGTGGTACGAGCGGCGGATGGCGGCTGACGCCGTGAGCCTCTCGGAGATTCCATTCGGCGTGAAGGCGTTGCTCGATTCGGCGAAGTGGGGCTCTTACCGATGAGCGTACGCGGCACCATCGCAGTGGATGTCGCGTTCACCGACAGCACGACAACGGCGGGCGGCAGTTCACTCAATACGATCACACTGCGGGATGCGACTGAGTACACGACGGGCAAGGTGGCTATCGTGACGGGCACGGTGGGCACGACCCAAGTTTCTGTGAACACAGCTCCAACTACCTACCGTGACGCATCGGGTGCATTTATATCGTTCTCAAACATTAGCCGCGTAGCGTTTTCCGCCAGCGGCAGTCAAGTTGTTGAAGTTTTATCAAACGATTCGGAAAGATCGTTAGCCGCATCAATGTCTTCAATGGTTGCGGTGGCTAGCTGCAATGTGTCCGGAAGTCTTGACATTCAGTTTCCCACTGCCACCGCCGGCACCGCCTCCTACACCCTCGTGATCTACGGCACATGAGCGACGTTCGCGGCAAGTTCGTGATCGACGTTGACTTCACTGACCGCACGACGGCGACCGGCGTGCAGCGGATGAAGCTCGTCTCGCTGGCATCGGCAACGGAATATCCCGACGGCAAAGTGGCGATGGTGTCGGGGACTTGCGGCACGGCTGTCGTGGTCGTCCCCGTGTCTCCGGCAACGTACCGCAACGCAGCAGGAAATGTCGTGTCGTTCGCCAATGTCTCGCGGGTCGCGTTCTCCGCGACGGGTGCGGCGATGGTCGCGTGCGACGGCTCGGGAGGCTGCGGCGAAAACGATTGGACGATCTACTCGCGAGCCGGGCAAGTCGCGGTCTCGGAGGCCGTCGAGACGACCTCGTTTTCGATCAACGTGATGGGCACCGCTGGCACGGCGTCGTTCATGCTGGTGATGTATGGCTCTTGACCCCGGTCGCCTGCGGGAGCGAGTCACGATTCAGCAGGCGACCGAGCGACGCAACTCGCTCGGGGAGAGCACGCTGGAATGGGCGACGTTTGCGACGCGGTGGGCGAGCGTCGAAGGGCTCTCGTCTCGCGAGGTGTTGCTCCTGGGGCAGCAGCAGACCGACGGCACGCACCGCGTGCGGTTGCGATACGTGACGGGGCTTGTGCAGACGATGCGGCTCTTGTGGCGTGGTCGGGTGCTGGAGATCACGACGCTGCTCGAACACGCGAACCGCAGCGAGCACGAGTTGCTGTGCCAAGAGAGGGTGGACTGATGGCTGTCGCAGGGATCGAGATCACCGCCGAGATGGCTGAACTGCGGCAGTTGCAGCAGGACATCGGCCGTCTGTTCTCGCTAGCGGACAAGGCCCGCATCTTGAAGGCCGCATTGACGAAGGCGATCGAGCCAGCGTTCCAAGCGTTGAAGCAAACTACGCCGCTCGGGCCGACCGGCAATCTGCGGCGGGCGGTAGCGAAGAAGGTGATCGCCTACACGAAGGACGGGGCTGCTGTTGCCGTACTCGGGTTCCGGCGGGCAGGGCTTTCGAGCTCCGAGAGTGCGGCAGGCGGCACCGTTCGCAAGGGGCCGGATCGGGCGTTTCATCAGTGGTGGCTCGAAGAGGGGACGCAGCCCCGGCAGATCCGCCTGCCGTCGCCGCCGAAGGCATACAACCGCCCCGGCTACAACAAGCCGGGCTTCGAGCGACGCACGTACACGATGACCCGGAACGGCAAGACGTTCACCGTGCAGGGGCATTCGGTTCGCGGGCACGGCGTTACCGGTCATCTCGTGAACGACCCGAACTCCTACTTCTATGCGAGCAGCTACAACCGCCTCGGGCCGTTCAAGATCAACAAGTTTCGGGCGGGGGAGACAGGGTTCATCACCGAGCCGGGCTATCCGAACGCGTTCTTCAAGAAGTCGCGTCAGCCGATCACGATTCCGGCGATGCCGGCGGGCGGCAGTGACGGGCAGCCGCCGCTGAAGACTGCCTGGGGACGCACGCAGCCGACCGTTGCCGAGATCCTCCAGCGGGAACTACGGCTCTCGCTGGAGCAAGCCCTCGACACCCTTTCGCAGCGATCCACAGGAACCATCGGCACATGAGCGTCAAATCCCCCGAACGCCTCCTTGGAGACGCCCTGGTCGCCGACCCCGCCGTCGCTGCTCTGGTCGGCGATCGGGTCTACCCCGTGATCGCACCAGCCTCGGCTGCGATCCCGTTTATCACATGGCGCCGGCAGGCGGTGCAGCGGGAAGCCACCCTATCCGGCCCGTCAGGAATCGCTACCGTGACGCTGGCCGTGGATATGTACGCGACCACTTATGAGGCAGTAAGGGAACTTGCCGACCGCTGCCGGGCGGTACTGGATGGTTTCAACGGTGCCTTGGGAAACTGGATTTCAGTTCGCAACGTGTCGCTGCTCAGCGAGAGCGACGGGTTCGTACAACTGGCCGGCGGCGAACTGCCGCCCGTCTACAGCGTGACGCAGACCTACACAGTCCTCTGGCAGGAGATCTAGCCCGTGTCATTCGCAACCCCGCATGATACCGCAGTCGCCGGTAACGCCACGACCCTCACGCTCGACGCCACGACGTATGTCGTCACGAACATCGTGCTGTCGAACACGAATCCGGGGGCTGCCGGCGATACCCAAATCGACATCGCTCACCTCGGGCAGACGACCGGTGCTCTTGCTGCCAGGATGAGTCCCCCATTGGTCGTGCCGGCCGAGGACGGCGGTTCGGGCCGCCAGGTCACGTTCGACTACATCGGCAAGGTGGTCATCAACGACGGCGCGACCGGCACGTACAAGATTACCGTCGCCGGATCTAACCTCGTCGGTGGCAACTCCGCGAGCTACTACACCGTCCAGAGTTCTACGCTGACGCTGGCGACGAACGACGCCATCCGAGGCCAAGGCGTCATCACCGTCGCCAGATAGGCGGGGGTGACGCATGGCGATTCCGTGCCAGGGGTTCACCTTCACGTGGGGCGGGTCTGCCCTGGCGGAAGTGCAGTCGCTTGAGGCGGACGTGTACCAGGGCAATCTGCCCGAAGGCCGCACGACCGTCTGGACTTCCAAGCTGGGCGAAGTGCGTCTGCTTGGCTTCTCACTGCAGAGCCTGGCCAGCGGCTACGGCACGCGAAAGCGGCTGATTATTCAGTCCCCGGCCAGCACTGCTGGCGGGTCGGTGACGCTCTTCGACTACGACTGCATCTACAGCGGCTACCGCGTCGAATCGACGGCGAACGACGCCGTGAGATTTGCGTTCACCTTTACGATTCAAGACACGGTCGGCGCACAGAGCAACCCATAGGAGAACTTCCAGTCATGGCACTGACGGCAGAGCAGATTCTTTCCGCTGACGACATGGGGCTGAAACGAGTTCACGTTTCGGAGTGGGGAGGCGACGTGTTCATTCGCGTGATGAGCGTCGGCGAGCGGGACGCCTACGAGCGGAAGTGGATCGGCAAGCGTGAGACCGGAATCGACAACTTCCGCACGCAGTACCTCGCTGGCGTGCTATGTGATGAGGCTGGCAAGTTGCTATTCAGCCGTGACCAGATCGACGCGCTTTCGCAGAAAAGCGGGGCCGTGATGGGGCGTCTGTTCGACGAAGCGATGAAGCACAACCGCATGACCGAGGAGGACGTAAAAGAGTTGGGAAAAGGCTGAACGCAAGCCCGACGCGGCGGTATATGTTTGCCGTCGCTCGGGACTTGCGGATGACGGTTCGCGAGTTGGGCACGCGGATGGATTCCGCCGAGTTCAGCGAGTGGATCGCCTACAACCGCTACTACTCCGCACTGCCGGATTCGTGGCGCGAGACCGCGTTGATCGTGACTGCGTTGATTGCACCGCACATAGGCAAGAACCAAAAACGACCCAAGCCAGAGGATTTCAACCCGATCGAGCGTCCCCCGCAGCACGAGTCCCAGGATATGGCTGCACTCTTGGCACTGCGCAAGGCACTCGGACTGAACGACGATGGCTAATGTCCTCTCACTGGCGTTGCGGGTCACGGCGGATGCCAGCGGGCTGAAGCTCGATCCGGTGCAGCGTGCGCTCGTCGGACTCGGCGACCAGGCCGACAAACTCACGGCCCAGTTCGACAAGTTCTCAGGCGGCAGCGACGCCGCAGCTGCGGCCCAGGAACGATTCCAGCAGCAGGCACAGGATCTCATCAACACGCTCCGCGATGGCGGTAGCGCGACGGAGTTTGCGGCCGGGTTCGAGCGGCTGACGGAATCCATCAACGCTGAGGCCAAGGCGTTCGAGCGGGCGGCGCAAATTACGGAAGCAAATATCTCGCCGCTTGAGCGGTTTGAGAAGGCGCAGGCAGAACTAAATGAACAAGTGGCTGCCGGACGCATTACGCAAGAGACCTACGACCGTGCCCTTGCAAAAGCAAAGTCGCAACTCGACGGCGCCTCGAAGAGTGCGGCGTCCACGGATGACAGGATTGCTTCGCTGACTAAGAGCGTTCGGGCTCTTTCAGTAATTGAAATCGGACGGGCGATCATCGACGGTCTTCAGTCCCTGGGCAGCGTGATTTCTGGAGTCGTCAATCGTGTCACGTCATTTGTTTCAAACGTCAGTGCCTCATTCGACCGGCTGAACGACCTGTCGGCCCGCACCGGCATCGGCGTCGAGGCATTGCAGCAGTACTCGCTGGCTGCGCAACTTGCCGGCGTGGACACGGAAGCCTTCGGGTCGGCAGTCCAAAAACTTGCCGTTAACATCGGAAAGGCCACTCCCGGCGACGCATTGGATAAATCGCTGCGTGCGATCAACTTGTCGGTCACGGAACTTCGCGGACTCGCTCCCGAGCAGCAGTTCTCGACCATCGCAGAGGCTATTTCCGGCCTGCCGACTGCGGCTGACAGAGCCGCAGCAGCAGTGCAGATTTTCGGAAAGCAGGGGGCGGCTCTCGCGCCACTGTTCCGCGAAGGAGCGGCCGGGATCGACGAACTCAAAGAGCGGGCCGAGAGGCTGGGCATCATCGTAGACCAGGCACAAATCGACAACATCGCATCCATGAACGACGCTTTCGATCTCGCCAGGGCTACTGTCGAGGGGATCGCTGGCCAAGTCATCGGCAACCTTGCCCCGGCCGTCACTGCAGTCGTCGATCAGTTCCTAAAGTTCATTGAGGAGTGGGAGGGGGCGGAAGGCAGCGGCGGGTCGGGCATAGCGAACGCCATTACGGACGTTCTTCTTCGCGGTGCGGAATACCTTGCCGGCGTGTTCGACGCCTTCGTCGGGCAATTCGGAGGCTTCTCGAACACGCTCAAGGCAGCCGGCGAAGCGTTTATGTCGGTCGTCAACAGCCTCCGAGCAATTTCGGAAGGGCTGCGTGCGGCTTTCAACGTCTTTGAGATGATCGGAAACAGCGTCGCAATCGCCCTCGGAAAAGTGCTGGAGGCCATCGGAAGTTGGATCAGTTCCGACCTCGAAGAGTTTGGAAAGGGATTGCAGAACGCCGGAAGCGAAGCGTTTGAGCGCAACAAGAAAGAACTGGCCGAGGCAGCCAAGAACACGGCAGAGGCGGTGACGGCAGTATTTTCCGGAGAGTCCTCGGCCGCTCCGGCGGCGGCTGGCAGTGGAGCAGCATCAGAGTTCCTCGCTGGCCTGCGAGAAAGGATTCAAGCAGAGCGTGCTCCCGAGTTCAAGATTGCGACCAACCTGGAAACGACCGGAGACCGGCTGGAAAAGTTTCTGGAAACGGTCGGCTCAGGGGCGGATCAGTTTTTCCTCGACTCAGAAAGCACGCTCAAGAACTATCAAGAGCTTGCCGCTGCCGGCCAGTTGACGGCAGAGCAGATAGCACAAATGAACGACTTCACGGCGAAGCTCAATGGCCAGCTCGATAGCGAGATTGCCAAGAGACAGGAGGCTGCCGATGCGGCTGCTGCTCAGGTTGATGAAGTCAACAAGATCGTCGAGGCCAGCCTGGAGCAGATGAGGATCGATAAGGAGTTCGGCGGCGACTCTGGACGAGCAAAGGCCGCTGACAATCTGCTGAAGATTCAAGAAGAGATTGTTCGTGTTGAGGAACAGATTCGCCTCGCGCGTGAATCTAGCGACCAGGCCGCGATCGACACGCTGACTTCGCGGTTGGCAACACTCGACCAAGTGGCCGCCCGCGAAGAAGACATTGTCAAGGGGCGAGGGGAAGGCGACAAGGAAGCCGCCAGCAGGCTGAAACAACTCAACGAGGACATCTCCGCCCAGCAAGATTCTTTGCTCGACAAGCAGTTTGAGATTCAGCTTGCTCGCGCCGAAGAACTCGCCAACGTCCGCACCGGCTCGGTCGAAATCAACGACATTCGCTCGGGAGGCATCTCGGCCTTCTTCGACACACTGAAGGAAGACCCGGCGATCGCCGAGGCCAAGAAGCAGACGCAAGAACTCCAGGCCATGCGTCGTGAGATCGCCAAGCTCAACGCCGAGAAGGTTGAAATCCTGGCGGGGACGGGCTGACCATGAGCGTGCGGGCATGGCGAGAACTGGCACGAACAGTGACGCACCTCATCGGAGCGTCGCCAGAGTTCGAGCGTCGCTTCATCGCGACACTGGAGAATCCAGATACGACGGCAACCGCTGTCGTGCAAGCCATCGGCTGCACGCACGACACGCCGCACCCGGAGTTCGCGGCCGCCAAGTGCTACGAAGTCACCGTCAACGAAGCCTACGAGGGAAACCGCTACTGGCACGAACTGATCGCCAAGTACAAGATCCCAGAGGCGGAGGAAAAAGACTCGTCGCTCTTGCCGTGGCTTCGGCCTGACGTGTGGAAGTTCCAGACGCAAGGGGCTGCTGTCCCCGCATTGTTCTACTACGACGGCTCGACGCAGCGACCGCTGACGAACTCTGCGGGCGACTACTTCGAGGGGCTGACGGCAGACGAGGCGCAGCAGAAAGTCACGATCCAGAGCAATCGTGAGAGATTCCCGTCGGACCTGGCGGCAGCCGTGACGAACTGCGTCAACGACGGCCCGTACCTGGGCTTTTCCCAGGATTGCGTCAAGGTGCAAGGCATCTCTGGCGAGCAGGCCGTCGAGCAAATCAACGGCGTCGAGGTTCGCTTTTGGAAGATCACGAGCGAACTGCTCTGCCGCCAGACCGGATGGAATCTTCTGCTGCCCGACGTTGGATTCAACTACATCGAGAGCGGCACGCGAAAGCGGGCCGTCGTGACAGGCCCGGACGGCGAGATGGTCGCGTCGGCTAATCCGGTCGCGCTCAACGGTTCGGGCGGGCAGCAAGGCGGCGGCAGCCTGCCAGCCATCCTGACGCGCCGCGTCTATCGTCAGATCACCATGAGCCAGTGGTTCGGAACCCCGCCGAATTGAGGAAACAATGCCCGACATTTCTTACAGCATCAACGTCAACGTCAACGCCGGTGCGTTGCAGCAGAACGTCAACGCCTCGAACATCACCAGCGACTTCTCCACGACCGGGCTGCTGGCCTTGACGCTCAACCTCGGCACGGCGACGCAGGCGATCTCGACCGCTTCCGCGACGACGCTCGGACTGACGTTCGCCCGCTCGCTCGCCACCAGCGGCACGCACACCATATCCTTCGGCCGCGTCAGTGGCACGACGCTGTTCGACACCGTGCGGCTCAAGGCTGGAGACGCTGCCGTGTTACGGCTGGCACCTGGCAACTACGCCGCCAAGGCCGACGCCCCAGGCTCGCGGCTGCTCCTCCAGATTCTGGAGGAGTGAGTGTCCACGGCCAGGGTTGACTTCACACGCGGGGCGGCCGAGCGGATCGCTCGCGTCGTTCGGCTCGTCGAGCAGGGCGACCGCGACGGGGCACCGCTGACGTTCGGGAGCGTCAACGATCAAGCCGGGGGCAAAGAACTGCGGCTCGGCACGTTCACTGGCGATTGGCAGATCAACCAGATCAAGACGGTGACGTTTCAGGGAGTGACATCAACGCCCAACACGGCGAGCGTGGTCAACCTCTGCAATTCCGTCGAGGGACTCAGCGGGCAGCAGCGTGTAATTTTTGCAAAAGCCAGGCACACAAGCGGCTACGTTGCGGTTGAGCTTCCAGCCGCTGCCGCTGGCTTGTTTCGCATCTGCACCTTCACTGGTGCGTGGAGCAAGAACTCTGCAAAGGTTGTGTCGCTGAAGTACATGACGGCAACCCCCAACACGTTCAGCGCCACGAACCTGTTCGCCGACATCACTGCAAGCTCTAGTGTGTCTCGGAATTGCGCCATCGCAAAAGAAGGCGGGTCTTGGTATCTGGTTGCTGCGGAGTGCTGAATGGATCTGCTCGCTGCTATCGCTGACAATCCGACCGCCATTCCGCTATGGATGACACTGCTGATTGCCGTTGGCATGTATCCCGTTGGCTTCATGCTGGGCGCGACGTGTTCGCCTTGCTGCAGTGCGCCGTGTGCGCTCTGCACTGAGGGCGATCTGCCGGACACGATTACGGTCACATTCTCGGATTGGCCCGACCTTGAGCCGGGCGACTACCTCTGCACGCTTGAGTTTGAGGCTTGCTTCGGCAGCGACGCCGCGGCAACCGTGACGGCCCCTGGAGAAACACCCGGCCCGATCGCGGCGGTATTTCTGGACAGCGGAGGAAGCGGCTATGCGGTGTACGGCCGTGAGGAGCCAACTGTCACTGCGACGCTCGACGGCCCATCTACTGACCCGCCAGAGTTCTCGGTGTCGCTGGCCGAGTCCACCGACACATGTGGCCGCCCTATCTGGACAGTCTCTGCGGTGACGGTCACTGCGCCAGGCGACGGAGTCGCCGACGGAACGCCGGTCGTTTTCACAGTCGCTGAAGGAGACTCGGAAGGTGAGACTGCCACGGGATTTGTGCAGACCGGCCGAAGCGCCCCAGACATCACGCTTGGCGTGAGCGACTCTGCCGGAACTGGGGCAATGCTTACCCCCACAGTGACAGCGAACGGAACCACGCCGCAGACCTGGGGCGTGTCTGCCGTTACGGTTGACGACGGCGGCTCGGGATACACAGAAGACGAATACCTGACTGTAACGCTTGGCGAGGGCGATGAGGCGGTAGAGGACTATGGGCTGGCCGCGTATGTCCTCACAAATCGGTTAGAGCCAGACGTTGAAGCCCAAGAGTTTGGCAGCGGCACCGGAGCCGAGATTGCTGTCGGTGTTTCCGAGATCACTCACGACGGCAGGCCGGCCTGGGAGGTGGACAGCCTGACGATCGCGAACGGCGGTAGCGGGTATGAGGTCGGCGAGTTTTCGCAACTCCTCGCGGTCGATGATGGAACGACCGTGGAGGCTGGATTCGCCGAAGTGACAAGCGTGGACGGGAACGGAGCGATCACCGGGATCAGCGTCTATACGCCTGGCGTGTTCTACAAGACGACGGGCGTGATCGAGAGCGTCGTCGTCGATTTTGCTGGCCGGTACTACAAGGTAGACGGCAGTGCTGCGTCTGTTGTAGTGGAAAACGGAGGGGCATACTGGCGAGACAATGCCGACCTTCCTGCGATCGTTGCCGACGTTACCGTGTCGGTTGTTCAGACTGCACCAAGCGACGGCTCCGGCGCGTCGTTCTCTGCCGAGATTGACGACGACACCTCTAGTCCGACGTTTGGGCAAATCACTACGGTGACCATCGACGACGGCGGCGACGACTATCTGGCCTACGAACTCGTCAAGAAGATGTGCTGCGGGGTGCAGTTGAACGACATCCCAATAGTGCTTAAGCGAACGCCCGGTGCCTGCACATATTCGCACGACATTTGCGGCGGATGGGCTGAGCCAGAGCGACAGATTGGTGGAACGACAATAAACACCATTAGAAGCAAGATAGAAATTGACGTTGAGTACCGCGGGCCTGATCTCCCTCCGACTGTGTCCGCTTCATCGTTGTCATGCGACATCGAAATGGAGAGCGAATCCTTGCTTGCGGATTGCTCCGACTTCAACTTCAGCGCGTCTGGCATCAACGGGGCCACGGTCGTCGTTGCCGCAGGCGGCGAGTACGACCCGCACTTCATCGGGCGACATGGCAGTAGAGAAGGCGCGATCAACAACTGCCGCTGGTGCTGCCAAGGCGCAGAAGACATACCAGAAGAAATAACAGTCACGGTATCGCAGTCCGCACAGGCACCCAATGGCAACGCGGTTCCTAACGTGGCTGGAGACTACGTCTTGAGCATCGTCGATACGGAATCACTTGGATTCAAGTCTGACTTGCTGTCGTGGATGTACGGCTCAATCGGATTCGGCGACTTTGCAATTGAGATACGCATAAAACCTGGAGATTGCTGGCGCTACAAAACATATCCTCCACTGGAATACCCGAACTTGGTTCCGCAGTGTGGGCAGTGCATAGAAGGCTGTGAGCTTAGAGCCGCTGCAACATTCAGCCAGGGGCATCCGCTCGAACCATGGCAGTCCGACAATTGTCTTTTAAATCTGACGACTCAAGAAGAACTCAACGATGCGTGGTGTCCTACCTTTTGCCGACCGACTCCGTTCTGCCAACCAGCGTCTGGCGAAACATTCGATTTTCTGAGAGTTGGGTTTTGCGGCGAAGCCACCTTTCTCACAATCACCGTCCAGTGAACTGCGACTTCAATAACCGCAAGCGAACCTGTCCGGTCTGCGGGTACAAAGCCAAGCGGCTCCCGACGCACCGCGTGTGCCGCCCGGTGCCGCCGAAGGTCTGGCGGCCGATCGCCGTGGGCGACCTCGTCGAGCGTGGCCTGACGCGGCTCGGCATTACGAAAGCAAGGGTCGAGCGGTGGACTCGCACAGCTGGCAAGCCGGGCGGGTGCGGGTGCCAGGCCCGCCAGAAGTGGCTGAATGAGGCGGGTTTCCGCGTGCAGTACGCCGTCGTTGGCGCTCTGAAGAAGGCGCAGGCGTTCTATTTCGGTTGACGCCCCCGCTAGTGTGGCTGGTGAAAAGGTTCGCCATGCCAGAAGACCACGTCTTCACGTTGAACGGTGACGAGCGGTGGCTGCTGCGTTTCACCACGCTGACGGGTGCCGCCTACGGGTACACGTTTTCGCAGAAAGCGAAGAACCCGCGAATCATCCTTGACGCCCGCATGCGTGGGCGAAAGAAGCTCGAGGTGCTGGTGCACGAGCTGCTGCACGCCCTCAATCCGACGCAGAGCGAGGAGCATGTTGAGCAACAAGGCAAAGACATCGCAAAGGTTCTCTGGAGTCTCGGATACAGGGAGGTGCTGCATGGCCAAGCCGACTAGTTTACTCGACGCCGTCCGCGAGCATGTCGTGGATCGTTCCGGCAGTTGGTTTGACAGGATGCCCGCCGAGGCACGCGAGGAACTGCTGTCGGTGCGTGAGAGTTTCCGACGCGGCGAACTTGGCAAGTTCCCGTACAAGGTGGCCGGCGGCTTGCGGAAGGCTATCGAGGCTAGAGGCTGGCCACTACCCGGAGAGAAAGGCGTTGCCGAATGGCTCAAGGAAACGGACTGAAGGCGGCCGTGGCCGAGCACCTGGCGAACGAGCAGCAGCTCGCCGCCGACGCGGAACTCGCGCGGCTGCGTTCCGAGGTGGCGTCGCTGAAGGGCCGCTACAAGGCGGCGTTGCAGCAGATCGACCGGGAGCGTGAGCGTGCTGATTCGCTCGTGCAGTTGCGGGGCATCGAGCCGGTCGTTCCATTTTCTGGAAAACGGAAAGCGACGAAGCACGCCGCCACGATGGTCGTGCTGCTCTCGGACATTCACTGCGAAGAGACGGTGCGGCCCGAGACGGTCAACGGGCTGAACGAGTACAGCCTCGACATCTGCGATGCCCGGCTCGCGGAACTCTGGCAGCGATTCTTTGCCATGCTTGAACACGAGCGGCAACTGTGCCGCATCGACCGGGTGTGCATCTGGCTCGGTGGCGACCTCATCAGCGGCATGATCCATCCCGAGCTCGCCGAAGAGAACAGCCTGCACCCCCTGGCGGCGAAGCGGTGGATCGGTTCCCGCCTACGCGGATTCATCGACGCCGCGAGCGAGCGTGTGAAAGAAATCGTGGTCGCAACTTCTTGCGGAAACCATGGCCGCACCACGGAAAAACTGCGGACCAACGAGGCAGACACGTCATACGAACACGACCTGTACCTGACGATGCAGGCCGAGGAGCGGCGCAAGAACGTCCGCTGGCAGATCGGCGAGGGGCATCTGAACTACGTGGACCTCGACGGGTTTCGCGTGCGGTTCTGTCACGGCCATGCGATCCGCTACCAGGGCGGAATCGGCGGCATCCACGTCCCGCTGAACAAGGCCATTGCCGCGTGGGACTCGACCACGCGTGCCGACCTCACCTGCATCGGTCACTGGCACCAGTTCTCATGGGGCCGCTCGGGGCGATACGTCACGAACGGCAGCGTGATTGGACATAGTGCCTACGCTATCCGCATCAAGGCCAACTATGAGCCGCCGTGTCAGGCAGCGTTCGTGATCGACCACGGGCGGCGCGAGGTGACAAAGGCGTACCCATTGTTCTGCGACCGGGATCTACGAAAGGCAAAGGCATGACCACGCTTGAGGCAGCGAACGAAACACTCCGCAACGCGGTGAAGGCCCGACTGGACGCCACGCCAGCGGATGACCCGAAGATGCGGGGCTACGTGTCGCAGCCGGATACAGAACCTCGGCACATTGATGCAAGTACCGAGGAAATGCAACACGACGACTACCTGCTGCAGCGGCATACTGGCGACGGGCTGATCAGCGAGACATACGCCGAGTGGGAGCCAGCGTTTCAGCAGGCCACGACTGCCGAGCAGACGCTGCGGGATGCAATCGCCACGATCAGAGACAGGCACGGAAAGTACGGGCCGCCGACCGAGCACTTCCAGCGGACTGCCTCGCTCGTCAACGCCGCCTTCGGCACGACGTTCACGGCGGCCGACTGGGCTCTCGTCATGGTGCTCGACAAGATCGCCCGCCAGATGGGGACAGCGGCGACCGACGATGCCGCCATCGACATCGCAGGGTACGCGGCCTGCCATCAGGAGTGCCGACGTGCCTGAGCCCCTCTCTGACGCCTACCTGGCCCAGTGCGAGATCGACGCCCGGCGGTTCAGCGGGGCCTACACCGGAACCTCGGGCACGCTCGCGGCCCACGTCATGCGGCTGCTCGCTGAGCTTTCACGGGTGAAGGGACGCCTGGCCGTGACGATCGCACAGCGGGACGAGATGCCGTCGCTGTCGCATATCCGTGGAGATTGAGCCGGGCGGCGGGTTGAGTGCGGCGTAGGGTTTCTCCCTTTCCCCCGCGCCGCCTCCCCGCTTGCCCGGGCTCAGGCCGCCGGCCTATCGCCGTCGCCGGCTGGCGGCTCGGTGATGTCGGGCAGGTAGTCGAGGTTGGATTCCCGGCCCGTGATTTCTTCGTCGTAGTAGTGGGTTTCGGCCATTTCCTCGCTGCTGTGCCCCAGCTGCTTTTTTGCCGAGATCCCGGCCCGTTTCAGGTAGGACGCCGTCGCTTTGCGGATGGCGTGAAACGGCTTGTACGGCACGCCAGCACACCGGCACAGCACCTTTAGGCTGGCGTAGCAGGACAGCAGTTCGCGGTCGTCCAGCCAGCCCCACACACGCTCGCCAGGAGCCCCTTTGTGCACGGCCAGGTATTCAGCCAGCTGCGGCGTAATCGGCCGTGTAATCGTCTCCCTGTGGCCTTTGCGGGTGGCTGCCAAGAACGTCAGGGTGTTCCGCTCCAGATCCACTTCAGACCAGCGAAGGGCAAGGATGGCCCCGATCCGCTCGCCAGTCTGGAACATGGCCAGAAGTTTGGTGACCCAGTACCAGGCGGCTGGCTTGCCCGATACGTGGCCCTTCCGGTGCCTGGCGGCTTGGATGAGCTTGGCGAGCTCCTCGGCCTTGTACGCCTTCGGTACTGGCTTGGGAACGCGAGGCCGGGCGTAGTCTGGGAACTCGATAAGTTCGCCGTCTGACCGCTTCCAGCGTTTCTTGGCCAGCCAGGTCCACAGGCTGCGGAGGTGGGCACTGTCCTTCGCCAGCGAGGCCGGCGAGATGAGGCCGCGTTTCCGGTCGTGTACCGTGCTGGCCCGCCACCGCAAGAACTTGGCGGCAGTCAGGTCATCGAGGTCATCGACGGTGGGCTCGTGCCCCAGGAAGTCGCGGAACCTTTCCAGCGTGCTTAGGTACATCAACACCGAGCGGTCGTTCAGGTTTTTCAGCGGGGCAATCCGGTCTCGCAGCAGGTCTCGCAGGGTCATCGTCTGGCCTCCAAAAATGTGGGGGCGACAGTCTAGCGTCAGGTGAACATCCGTTCAAACTTCCGTTCACGATGAACACGACGCTGATCTAC